GGAGAATCGAATGGGTGCTTACTCTTTTCTTGATATTTCGGCTTCTCTTTCCGGGCCGACAGGTTCATTAGATCTTGGGGCTGGTTCTGCCAACTCCGAAGAGGGGATCACGGTCACGATGACCGAGGCAAAGAACACGATGACTATCGGTTCTGACGGTGAAGTGATGCACAGCCTCCACGGCGGCAATAGTGGCGTTATTACCGTCACCCTGCTTAAAACATCCCCTCTGAACAAAAAACTTTCCATCATGTACAACGCGCAGCGCATGTCGTCAGCGCTGTGGGGAAATAACGTGCTCGTCGTGCGTAACAGGGTGTCCGGTGATATCGGTACGGCGCGCTCCTGCGCTTTCCAGAAACAGCCTGACTGGAATAACCCAAAGGTAGCCGGAACGGTCGCCTGGGTATTTGATTGCGGCAAGATTGACGAAGTTCTCGGGGAGTTCTAACAGATGGAATGCAATATTAATGGCGTGGAATACCGCGCCGCAAAACTCAACGTGTTTGATCAGCTCAAGGTTACACGCAAACTACTGCCGCTCCTCGCCGGGATGATGGCTGACTTCGGGAGCATTCGCTCCCTGCTGCCAGCAGACGGTAAGGTTGACTCCAAAAAATTTGATGAGCTTAAGCCGGTATTTGAAACGCTGCTGCCGCGTATCGCTGACGAACTGGCCTCGATGAAAGAGGAAGACACCAACGCGATAATTCATCCTTGCCTGGCGGTTGTGGCCCGAAAAAACGGGACGGTCTGGACGCCTGTTTTCAACAGCGGTGAGTTGATGTTTGATGACATCAATCTCCTGATCATGCTGCAGCTGGTGGCGCGGGTGGTCGCCGACTCGCTGGGAAATTTTTTGCCCGTGAGCCTTACCAGCGCGACGCCGGACCAGACTCAGGGTTAACCCTCAACAGCCTGCCTGACGGGCTGTCTTATCTCCTTGACCCGGTTGACGCCGGGTTAATCCCTTATTACGCGCTGAAGGATGGATCAGTCGATCTGTGCGATATCGCGCTGATGAATGACCACCTGGCCGTTAAGGCAGACAACCAGCGCCGTATAGAGAAATGGAGAGAGGATAATGAACGCTGAGACTATTAAAGATTTCCTTGTTTCGCTCGGTTTCGATATCGACGAAGCGGGCGCGTCAAAGTTCGACTCTGTTCTCGCCGGTACGACCGCAAACGCCATCAAAATGGGGCTGGCTGTCGAAGGTGCCGCGCTTGCCGTGGTGGCCTTCACGGCTAAGATCGCCTCCGGTCTGGATAATCTCTACTGGGCGTCACAGCGCACCGGCGCGACGGTTCAGGGGATTCAGTCTATTGGCTATGCGGTTTCGCAGGTGGGCGGCAGCGTCGACGCGGCGCGCTCCTCTCTGGAAAGCCTCGCCCGGTTTATGCGGCATAACCCCGGAGCGGAAGGTTTCCTGAACCGTCTGGGCGTACAGACCCGTGACGCCAGCGGTAACATGCGCGACATGGCCGCTATCTTTACGGGCGTCGGCCAGAAGCTCAGCAGCATGCCGTATTACAGGGCTAACCAGTATGCGCAGATGCTGGGTATTGACGAAAATACCCTCATGGCGATGCGCCGGGGTGTGGGCGGTTTCACCGGGCAGTACAGCGCAATGGCGAAAGCTATCGGCTTTAATGCTGACGAGGCGGCCAGAAGCTCCAACAAATTCATGACCTCCCTGCGCGAGTTCGGCGCGATGGCAGGCATGGCCCGTGACAAAATCGGATCTAATCTTGCTGGTGGTCTGGCGGGTTCGCTGGACACACTGCGCCGCCACATCCTGGATAACTTCCCGCGCATCGAGCAGACACTGACGAAAGCCATAAAAGGCATTCTGGCGCTCGGAGACATCATCGGGCGGCTGTTCTTCAGGCTCATTGAGGGAACATCCAGCCTTATCACCTGGTGGCAATCGCTGGACAAGCAAACGCGGGAGCTGATCTCGTTATTCGGCGCGCTGACGATTGCGCTGCGCATTCTGAACAGTACGTTCTGGATGTCGCCGATTGGCCTCATTACCGCGCTGGCGGCCGGGATTGCCCTTCTGTGGGAAGACTATCAGACCTGGAAGGAAGGCGGGGATAGCCTTGTTGACTGGGGGAAATGGAAACCTGAAGTCGACGCCGCGCTGAAGATGGTTCGTGACCTGAAAGGGTCTGTTAATGAACTGGCGAAAGCGCTGGCTAAACTGCTCAACATTGACCCTAAATCGTGGTCTCTGAAGTGGGATTTCAGCAACTTCATCGACCAGATGAGCGAGTTCAGCAAGATGCTGAATATGATCGCCGACCTTCTCAATGCCATTAAAGATGGCCGATGGGCTGATGCTGCCAGCATCGGAAAACGGATGCTTAATCAGGGCAGCGAAAATCCGTCAGCAATGCCAATGGTAACAGACAGCGCCAACGGTACCGCCGACTGGATTAAAGAGCGCTGGGGATTCGATCCTCGCAACGTGGGCCGAACGGTACGCGGCTGGTTTGGTGACGATGAGCCAGATCAACTCGGCCAGTCAGTTAAGCGGCCACAGCCAACTAAAGCGGGTTCTGAGCTGCTGGGATGGATGCAGCCGATGCTTACCAACCTGGAACAGCTCTACCGGCTTCCGGAGGGGTTATTGCGCAGCGTGGCCATAACAGAATCGGGCGGTAATCAGTTCGCCGTTTCAGGCGCTGGCGCTAAAGGTCTGTTTCAGTTTATGGACGGTACGGCGCGTGACATGGGGCTACGCGGGAACGATGTTTTCGACCCGGAGAAGGCCGCCCAGGCAGCCGCAAAATATCTTTCACAGCTGTTGCAGGCGAACGGCGGTGACCTGAGCAAGGCGCTGGCCTCTTATAACTGGGGGATCGGGAACGTGCAGAAGCACGGGATGGCCCTTATGCCTCAGGAAACCCGCAACTACATTCCGAAGGTGTTAAGCAACATGCCCGCGCCCGGGGCTCAGGTCCAGCAACAGAACACCTATCACATTTACGGTGGTGGTGATCCGCACTCCGTGGGGAATCAGGTAGAACGTCGGCAGCAGTCTGCAAATGCCCAGCTCATGCGCGGCAATCAAACGAAGGTGGGTTAATGGATATTCTCTCTACTCTCTTTCATCAGCAGTCCAGGAGAATTGGGGTGCTTATCCCCAGTGTGGTTGTTTCTGAAAAGCACACCGACACCCTGGAGATAACAGAGCACCCGGTCGAAGTTGGGGCCGCCGTCGCGGATCATGCTTACAAAAAACCGTCTGAAGTAGTGATGGAGGTCGGTTTCGCTGGTGGCGGATCGTTGCTGGATTTTGCCAGCAATCTGACTGCCACCGACTTACTCGGCATGAGCCCTAAGGAAACGTACCAGGAAATACTTAACCTGCAGGCGAGCCGTATACCTTTCGATGTGGTGACCGGCAAGCGGCTGTACAGCAACATGCTGATCCGCTCGCTGGAAGTGACGACTGACAGAACGACTGAAAACGTCCTGTCTGCCGTCCTCACCCTGAGAGAGGTTCTTATCTCGCAGACGCAGCAGATCACTGTCGCGGATAAAACCAACATGAAGGACGGGGCCAGCACGTCGGCGGTACTGAATACCGGCAACAAAACCACTAAGCCGCCAAATACCTCGCTGCTGAAAAGCATCACGGGTAACGCGGCGTCATTACTGGGGCTCGGCTAATGGCAATTCAGGAAATCCCGCTGACAGCGGATAACCAGCAATTCAGCATCATCCTGGCGGGGACCACCTGGCGGATTAGCATCATATGGCGCGATCTGTACTGGATTATGGACCTGCAGAACGACAGAGGGGAGCCGGTAATCTCCGGTATTCCTCTCGTCACCGGCGCTGACCTGCTGGCGCAGTACGGCTATATGGGGCTCGGCTTTAAGCTGGTGGTGGTCTGTGACGATAGTACACAGGATTATCCGACGAAAACCGACCTGGGCGGCCGCAGTCATTTACTGATATCAACGGAGTAAGCATGTCACAGAACTGGATGAGACATTTCGAGCTGCAGCTCCTGGACGAGAACGGGCAGGGTATTGAGCTCAGCGATTTTAAAGTGACCTTTACGATCGACTGGTTCAACATCAGCAGCGCGTCGCGGGTTGGAACGTTCAAAATTTACAACCTGTCAGCAGATACGGTGAACCGCATTACCGGGCAGGAATTTTCGAAAGTGCGGCTGATTGCCGGTTACGACGGTATCGCGCCGGAGGTGTCGGCAAGCGATGTCGGAACCGTGCGCGAAGTCGACGCGGCGGACGTGGGCCAGAGTGATGGACGGAACTACGGTCTGATTTTCAGCGGTGAAATTCGCTACTCGGTCACAGGAAAAGACAGCCCCATTGATTCCTACGTCCTGATTCAGGCAGCCGATACGAATCTGGCGTTTGCCACCAGCATAACGTCGCAGACGCTGGCAGCCGGTTATACGGTCGCAGACGTGAACCGCGCGCTGATGAAAGACTTCGAGGCCAAAGGCGCGACCGAAGGCCTGACACCTGAAATGCCTGCTACCGTGTTCCCCCGGGGCCGGGTGCTGTTCGGCATGACACGACATCTTATGGATAACGTGGCCGGACAATGTGGGGCAACATGGCAATTCGTTGACGGCCAGCGGCAGATGGTGGCGAATAACGAATATGTTCACGATGCGATTTTGCTCAACAGCGCCACCGGCCTTATCGGTATGCCACAGCAGACCATCGGCAACGGCGTAAACGTCCGCGCGCTGATTAACCCGAACATCCGGGTTAACGGGCTCATTCAACTGGATCAGGCTTCTGTGTATCGCACCGCGCTGTCGAACAATGATATCGCTATGGCTGGTGGGCAGATCACCGACCAGAACACGGACGGAAATATCACGCTCAGCGGCGCCACGGCGCAGCCTGCCAGCATCGCAACGGATGGCGTTTATATTGTGCGCGGGATTATGTACACTGGCGACACAAGGGGCCAGGCGTGGTACATGGATATGATGTGCGAAGCGCGTGGCGCGGCGGATCTTGTTTCCTCATCAGCGAGGGAAAGAGGGCTTTAATGAAACGGTTCTGTTTGGCGTTAGTTATGATGGTTACTGCTCCGGCGATGGCTGCAATTCAGTGCGGCAATTACACGATGACCGGTGACGGAATGACTGTTATTAACGGTGAAACTGTCACATCACAGAAGATAAAATTTCTGGGAAAAGATGGTGACTACTCAAACATGAAAATGGACATGGGCCTGATGCCTTCCCGTGATGGTAACAATTACGGCTTTGAGTTTGTGAAGCGTAACGGAAAAGCTTTCCTGAACGTCCAACTGCTGCAGAACAGCATGGACGCGCCGAAAATCATCGGATCTTTCCCGTGTAAAAAGGTTGCTGGTTGAAGGTTGACGGGCCTCTATGCTACGTACGATTCAGTCATGGCGAAGTGGTCAACCATCTACTAATTATTGGCGAGGCATGTTGAAGGAGGTTATCATGATAAAAGGAATTTATGGAGATAGCCGTGGTTAAGACTGACGCTCAAAAATCTAAAGACATCGATATTTCCAATCGAATCGCGTCTTTTGTGAAACCATATTTGCTGATAGACGAGCAAGTATCTTCATTCGTTGTTAAAAGAGCTTTAGAGCAATCCCATGAAATTAAAAGTGAATCAATAAAATACTCGACGCAATCATTGATTTATTTCAGCTGCTTTGACATTGCCAATGGTGTGGAGTTAGCTGAGAAATCTATTGATCTAGACCCCAACGATTCTGTTAGCTGGAACCACTACATGCTTGGAATGTTCTGGCGCTTAGGACCACAGGAAGCGCTAGATGTCGTCAGGAGAGCTCGTAGACATATAGTTAGTTGGGAGATGATGCGCAACGGCTTATTTTATGCAA